AGAACACCTCGACTTGAGTAAGTTCGATAAACCTTTTGAGATGCGGGAGATAGAAGGCGGTCTATGTGAGTTCGATAAGTATTCTCGAATACTACATGGACAGGGCAGGACACGGAGTGTTTATAACTACTCACAAAAAGATCGACCGTTAATTGAAGAATACGAGAGGAAGAATGGGAAAACTTAAACAACTGGTCATAGACCTTGAGAGGGCAGACATAGATTTTGTCATGCATTGTTACGGATCGTTTTTACAATACTGTATGAAGAATAAACGCGCTCCGAATACTTGGCGGGACGCGATCGACGCGATTCACTGGTCAGCGTATTTCGCAGGAAAATTACATTTAAATCGTTTGCAGATCGAACACATCCTCACCCTACAGACGGAGAGTCTTTATGAAAGTGATTGATGTAAGAAACGTCAACCAAGCATTTATGTGGGGAGTAGATTTATTCAACTCAGACGTTAATTACCGAGAACAAGATAGTCGCAATGGGGCGACTAGAGAGATTCTCACCCCTGTTACAACGGTGTATTCGCATCCTTGGCAGAGAGTGTTGTTCCGCGAAGAACGAGACGCTAATCCTTTCTTTCATTTATATGAATCGATCTGGATGTTAGCGGGTTCTCGCAACTTACAAAAGCTGACACACTTTAATGCAGGGATGGCCAACTTTTCTGATGACGGTGAAACCTTAAACGGTTCGTATGGTTATCGCTGGAGATACCAGTTTGCGCACGACCAGTTAGTTACTGTGATCGATATGCTAAAAAGAGATCCTGATTCTCGTCGAGTAGTCTTACAGATGTGGGACGCTGTTCATGATCTCGATAGTCCTAGTAAAGATATTCCCTGTAATACCAATATCTATTTCAAGATCAGAGATAACAAGTTACAGATGACAGTCTGTAATAGATCGAACGATATGATCTGGGGAGCTTACGGTGCGAACGCAGTACATATGTCTGTGTTGCAAGAATACATCGCGGCTACTCTAGGTTTAGAGATGGGGCCGTACTATCAGATAAGCGACAGCTTCCATATCTATCTCAATAAAGAGTGGGACAAAGTAAAGTCTATCGACGGGGTAGATTTTTATGACCGTCAATATTGGGATGCGATGGGATATCCTGAACCACACTATCCCCTAGTTACTAAGGGACAGGCTGATAGTTTTATAAAAGAGTGCGAACAGTTTTTATTTTCGATCCCACCTCGACGTGTTGCTGGCAATCCAGAACTTGTAAATAACTGGCCTAATGTGTTTGGAGCAAGTTGGTACAAAAACAAGTTCTTCCCTGACGTCATGATCCCGATGACCCATGCTTATCTGAAACATAAGGAACGGAAGTATGAAGATTGCTACAAATATCTCGGAGAGATTAAAGCAGTTGATTGGCAACAAGCCTGTTTTACTTGGATCAAACGACGCGAACGTAATTGGAGAAATAAAAATGGGTCTTGATGTTAAGTGGACACAGATGAAAGATATCGCCCAGCAGGACATTGTAAGCTTGATCGAATCGGAAAAGTCTTACGGAGACTCATGGAAACGTAGAGGCGGTACAGGAGCCTTTATGATGCTCGCTCGTAAGTTCGACCGTATCGAACAGCAAGCTGAATCTTGTAATTACGATGTGTTCGAGGCAGGAGCTAAGTTCAACGGAGAAGATGGATTACTCGACGATATCGGAGACCTTAGACGGTATTTGTTTTTAGTAGAACACCACATCCGATACGGCATAGGAGATATCGACCCCGATGCAGATACCCCTCATTCAGCCTGAAAGCGATTGGGTCGCTCCTGATATACTGCCGCGTTTCGATCCTAACGAAACGTTAGCTGTTGACTTAGAAACTTACGATCCGAATCTGACTAACCGTGGGCCAGGATGGGCTACAGGTGACGGGTACGTTGTGGGCGTAGCTATAGCATCAGAAGATTGGTCAGGATATTTACCTATTAGGCATGAGAACGGAGGCAATCTAGAAGAGGAAGTAGTCTTACGTTGGCTCAAAAGAACGTTTGAGAATCATAAAGGTACGATGGTTTTCCATAATTCACTTTATGACGTAGGCTGGTTAAAACGCGAGGGAGTCAACTTGACTTGTCCTCTCCGCGATACGATGTTTGCAGCCCCGCTACTCGACGAAAACAGAAGATCGTATTCTCTAAATAATCTAGGTAAAGATTTATGTGTGCTGAGGAGAAAGATGAAACGCTTCTTGAGATGGCTGCTAAAGCATGGGGCGTAAACGCAAAGAGTGGTATGTGGTCACTTCCTGCGAAATATGTTGGGCCATATGCAGAACAAGATGCAGTCCTTACTCTGAAGCTATGGAAGCTACTTAGTAAGCGGATCGAGGCAGAAGGATTACAAAAGATTTTCGATCTCGAGTGTGACCTTATACCACTGCTGATCGAGATGCGATGGAGAGGTGTTCGGATCGACACAGCGAAAGCAGAGCAAGCCTCGGAGCAGATGTCGAAGAAAGAACAGCAACTACTTGTAGAGATCAAACGTAAGTTCGGAACGTCGATCGATATCTGGGCGAGCGCGTCAATACAAAAAGCGTTCGACGCTAACGATATTTGGTATCCACATACAGCGAAAGGTGCACCTAGTTTCCAAGGGCCATGGCTCGAAGCTCACGAACATGAACTACCGAAGATGATCGTCGAAGCTCGGAAGATCAATAAAGCTCGGACGACGTTTATCGAAGGTGCAATCCTAGAATATTCACATAACGGTCGGATACATGCTGAAGCTCACCCGTTAAAGAACGACGGTGGGGGGACGGTGACTGGGCGGTTTAGTTACTCCAACCCAAACTTACAACAGATTCCTGCTCGAGACCCACAGATCGGCAAGATGATCAGGTCGTTGTTTATCCCAGAAGAAGGAGCAACGTGGGGTATCTTCGATTACTCACAACAAGAACCTAGGATAACAGTTCACTATTCGGCACTACTTGGACTCCCAGGATCAGCTGATGCAGTCAATGCGTACTCTAACGAGGGAGCTGATTTTCACCAGATCGTAGCAGATATGGCGGGGATACCTCGGAAGCAAGCGAAAGATATTAACCTCGGACTGACTTACGGTATGGGTAGGGAGAAGTTGATTAAAGAGCTAGGGTTAGAGCAAGACGAGGCTGCTAGATTGTTAGAGGTCTACCATGCAAGGGTGCCTTTTATTCGAGCAATACAAGATAGGTGTACTCGGACTGCGCAAGAGCGAGGATATATAACCACACTCGCAGGTCGGAAGTGTCATTTCGATTTATGGGAACCAGTGGGCTATTTATCCGGTGAAAAGAAAACACCGTTACTTGAACGAGAGGCTCGAGACCAGTACGGAGATAACCTCAAACGATCGTTCACTTACAAAGCTCTAAACAAACTGATTCAAGGATCAGCTGCGGATATGACGAAGCTGGCGATGAGAGAACTGTGGAGAGAAGGAATGGTGCCGCACATACAGATTCACGATGAACTCGACTTTTCAATATTTAATAAAGAACAATCGGAGATGGTAATAGATAAGATGGTCAACTGTGTCGATATGAAAGTGCCGCTGGTGGTAGATTACGAATCAGGAGATAATTGGGGAGAAGCTGTATGAGAATACGAAGTCTCAGTCAAGAGCAGATTGCTAATAACGAGAAATATTATCACCTCGTTTACGAACTGTGGAAAGAAGGAATTACTCTCCGAGAGATCGGAGAGCGGTTTGAAGTTACTAAACAACGAGCATGGCAAATCGTAAAGAGAATGAAACAAGGTAAGGGAGATTATTATTACAAACATCGCAACAAGGGGAATTCGTGATCGCTCCTCGTGATTGGAAACAGATAGTTGTCGAGACCGACGATGAAGAAGTAAATGAAATATTTATCATGCTTCACAACTGGTTATCAGAAACTAATAAAGACCACGCAGACATGTTTGAAGTCTATAGAGCGATGACTCTAGTCGGAGCGGTGAATGTGTTTCATATGTGTGAGTCGGATGTAGAAAAAGCAACAGACTTTATGAACGAGATTAGAGAAATCGCTTTTATCTTTTTAGAACATCACGGCGGCGACCAGCCAATCAAACACTGAGATCGATATGCCAAAAGAAGCTTCACTATGGTCTTTAGTGAAAGACCATATGCCGAAAGAGATTCACTCTCAACGGATCGAGACAGGAGGGACAGGAAAAGGTGTCCCTGATGTCAACTATTGCCATCAAGGAAAGGAATTCTGGATCGAATTGAAATCGATCGACGGATTAAAATCTGAACTCAGTCCTTTCCAGATGGCATGGTTACTGAACCGATCTAAGGCCGGAGGAAACTGTTTTGTGTTGATCAGAAAGAACAACAGTAAAGAAAAAGAAATCAAGTTATTTCATATAAAAGACATGACAATCAAAGATTTAGGAAAACTAAATTGGAGAACGAAAGCATCGTATAGTCTTAAGACTCCTTACAATTGGGAGGAATTCTTCGCTTTCATTTTAGCGTCTGGTTAGTGCTTTACTTTCGTAAACCTCGCGGTTAAGGTATTAAAAGTAGCGCCGTGACAGCGTTACGACAAAACGTAGAAAGTAGAACTTACATAAGGAGACTACCCATGGTAGCAGCAGTAGAGAGTATGGCTTGGACAGGCCAAGTCCCTTGGCACGGAGAAGGCGTTGAGGTATCTAACGACCTCAGCCCTCACGAAATGATGGTTGCGGCAGGACTTGACTGGTCTGTCAGTAAACGACCAACGTGGACTTCGTCGAAGCCTATTAACGAATATGAGAAAGACGCCGACGGTAATATCGCGCTCGAACTATTAGAAGACCCTAGTCGGTTTACGATAGTACGCGATACCGACAACGCGATTCTTTCCTCATGCGGTTCAGGCTATAAGCCAATACAAAACGAACGCATCTTCGACTTCTTCGCGAAGTTTGTTAAAGAAGCTAACGTGAGTATGGAGACCGCTGGTAGCTTACGCGGGGGTAAAGATGTGTGGGCGTTAGCCAAACTAAACGAAACGTTTGAACTTCCTGGTGGTGATGAGATTAACGATTACTTTTTGTTTCGTCAACCTCACGAAGCCGGACACGCCATGATCATACGCGAGACCGAAATACGCGTCGTGTGTAACAACACTTTGCAGTTCGCGTTAGGCCAAGCATCTCGCGGTGAGTTCCGTATGACACACAGTACAGAGTTTACCGACGATATCGCTAAAAAAGCAGCTGAGGCGTTAGGGCTTATGAAAGAGTCGCATCAAAACTTCCAAGATGCTGCGCACTTACTCGCGGCCAAGAAAGCCAAGCACAGCGACGTGCTTGAGTTTATCACCCGCCTTAACCAACCTGACTTGTACAAAGAACAACTTGAACACGTTCGGTTGTTAGAAGAAGGCAAGAAGGTTGGAGATATGTTCCCGCTACGCGACCAGTTCACGAAATACTCGGAACTAACGGTACGCGCCTTAGAAGAGTCTCCAGGAGCAACCCTGAAGTCTTCTAAAGGTACGTGGTGGGGTGCACTCAACGCAGTAACCTTTGTCGAAGATCACCAACGTAGCGGCGAGAACCGAGCGTACAGCACGATGTTCGGCGAAAGTTCCAAGCGTAAATCAAGAGCACTTAACCTTGCTATTGAATATGCGGAGGCAGCGTAGTGGCCCACGTTTTAAAACTAGGAAATGCTGTTGTGATTGATCAGGCTTTGATCAGCGAAACGTGGTGTTTACTACACGAGCTATCAGACCCCGAAGTTCTCAACAGACCCCTAGATCACTTCACAGAAATACAAGAAACCGCGAGATACGTCTCGCGGCAACTTGCCCTAAAGATGGCGCAGCAAGACTGCGCTTTATCTGAAACCGTTAAGACACACGGATATTTATCCGAGTGGACTAACTCAATAGAAGAAGGAGGAAATAATGTCGAATGACCCATGGTCTGACTTTAAGACCGATATGGACGTCCCGTTACCAACGGATACTCGAAACTCTACCAGCTACCCTTGGGATAAGTTTCAAGTAGGCGCTTCGTTTTTCTTCCAAACAGACCGAGATGAAGATACATCGAAACGATTGAAGAATCGACTCGACCAATCGACTCGGACGTTTGCGAAGAAACAGTTGCCACCTTGGAAGTTTACGCTTCGCGTGAAATTAGAGAAGGTTGGTGGAAAAGAAGTAAGCGGTGTCCGAGTATGGAGGATCGAGTAATGACAGATATCCGTGAAGATTTGATTGCTCTTGAAGCAGAAGTAACAATCTTACGCAATGATCTAAACAGGATGAGTGCTCGGTGTGCAACTTTAGTTGACATGCTGAACATCTTGCTACAAGAGAAAAGCGTGATTATTGAGAATACTTTTAAGGAAGACAATCAAACAGAGATGTTTGATACAGGAGAACCAACGTCTGCTTACGTCAACCAGGATCGTTAGTTACTGCTTTACTTTCGCGCTCGTCTTTAGTAAAGTAGTAAACGTTGGTATAAACCAGCTAGAAAGTATAACGTCATCATAGAAAGGAGAATGACATGGCAGCAGCCAAAAAAGCAGCAGCACCAGCTGTGAAAAAAGCCGCCCCTGTGAAAAAAGCAGCGGCGACCGTAACGACGATTACGGTGAAAGCGCCAGAGACCGCGAAACGTGGTCGGGTTGCACAGAAGTTTGCGTACACAGGTAGAGAACTTTCGGAAACGAAAGTGAAGACCCCGCAGTTTCAAGCCCTTGTTATTTCGATGCAGGATATCGAGAGCAAAGAGTTTGATAGTAAAAACTTTACTATGCAAGAGGTTGTTGATCTAGGTGTTGAGGAGGGGCATATCAGTATGCCTAATACTAAAAACCCAGAGAAACAGAAAAAGCGCATTATCGCGTGTTACAAAAAAGCCCTGATCGAAGAAGGGTTTATTGTTTCACTCTGATAGATCGGGGGTTACGGCCCCCATTTTCCATAGGAGAAAGATATGGAACTCGCACCTTATCCGAAAAAGACACATAGCGTGTCTCACGCTCTATATAGAGCGGTTGACGAACTCGCAGGAACTGACTATGCCGAAGATTCAGACGTTCTTAGGAAACTAAAAGAGTTTTGGAAAGAGCATGATTACACTGGTAAAGCTCCTGCTAATTTAGACGACTTGCATAAGCTAATTGCGACTTCAGGGGTGCCTTACCTTGAAATGGAATCCAAACCGAAAAAGAACAAAGCTGTCAGACATCGGTATCGGATCTCACGTTACGAGATTTATGCTGATAAAGAAGCTCCTAGGATTTGGGCTAGATGCGTCTATACGCATAAAAAGATCGAGAGAGGCGACGAGAACGCTTCATCTGATCGTATCGCTAAACTCGAAAAGATGATCGAAGATCCTTGGCAAGCTGTTCGAGACAGTAGACCNCCTCGGAAAGTTCTTGAAAAGAAACCAACTTCTGATCGTATACGGTCGTTACATATGAAACATAATTCTGCAGCGATTAGTACAATCGTTAAAGAGACCGCAAGAAAACATCCTCAACTCGTTGAAAATAGAACATCCGATTTCAAATCAGAGTCTATGAACAAAGTTGAGCGGATAGCGATACTTTGCGGAGCAGCGTTTATCATGGCGATGGTTGCTTTTACAATTTCTGTGATCAAAGATCTGGTGTGAGGTGAAAGTTATGACTAATGCTCAAACACAACAGCGCATAGAGGCAGTACGCAAATGTGCCTCCCGCGCCAAAGATGTAAACATGAAAGTTTATTGGTACAGCGTCGAATGGCGTCTCAGGAATCCTGAGAAGCTTCGGGCTTAGTGCTTTACTTTCGAGGTAGTCGCCGCTACGCTTTAGTAGTAGGCGCTACCCGCGCCCCCATAGAAAGGAGAATATATGANACTGATTACACCTGTCAAAAAGCTACTAGAGCTTTCCCCGACAGACGAACAAGATAAAGCTCTCAGGAGAGTTTTCGAACGTCACGTGTTAGATAGCCAGCACCCAGATTTTGCTTACATATCCTTTACCGATTGGATTGTTAAGCACGTGCATAAAGCAAGCTATGACGATTGTATTATGGTAAAGATACCAAACCCGTTTTCACCGACACTTGGTATCGAAACTGACGGGCATACACACTCATGAGTTGGCGCGACGATTACGACAGGCAGACCGATTTACTCGACGCTGCTTTCGAATTATTACCGAACGAGGTTCAGCTTTGTTATAACGACGATTGTCGTTCATGGATCTCGGACGATAAAGTAGANGGATACGCAACAGTGCGTTGCCTACATTGTAAATTCCATAAAGTTTTGTACAAAGAAATGCCTAAGATTTCTGACGACCTTTGGGATAGACTGCAGCATGAAGCAGTTAGTGAATAGAATATCGGTGGGGATATTGAGTCAGGCGACTGGTAGCGTCAGGCAAGTTCCTACCCCTTTCGGGGAGAAGAGAGATAGATGCGATGAAGTCGGGCCTCACCCTTCCTCGACGACGGGAAGTTTTCATTGCCGCAATTGCATCAACTACCAGACCATTAACTTAATAGAAAGGAGAAAGAAATGAAGGAATATAAATTCTTCCACGATCCTGGCCACGGTTGGCTAGAAGTGGAGTTTAGCGAGTTGCTCGAACTCGGGATACACCAAGAGATCAGTGGGTACAGTTACGTCTCAGGATCGAAGGTTTACCTCGAAGAAGATTGTGATCAGTCTGCATTTTTCGTTGCACTAGACGAACAGAAAGGTATCGCTGCTGAAGTCGATATCAAGTTTGAGATGAACGGTGTTCATAAAGGTGTTAACCCTCGACAGATGAGATCATACGACCCTAACGTAGAATACCAATGCTGCGTATGTGACGGGCCGATCGACGTACAAAGTAACGGTTGGGCGCACGGACATAACGCGCAGCCCCTCGCAGACGGACAGTGTTGTAGTAGCTGCAATATGATCGTCATTCAACAACGTTTAGAAGATGTAAGGAGCGCAGTAAATGACCGTTGATGTTGATCGCTTACGCGAACTAAGTGACGCTATCCTGATCGAAAAGCATTTCGGTGGGGATGAACCTGAACCTGAAGAAGAGTCGTTATTAGAACGGTTCCAAGCATTGCTCTTAGAAATTAGTGCACGGCTTTCCGATGACCGTGACTACGACGAAGACATTCGCCCAAGATTAGGGGAGCTTATGGACTATCTCGAGGACAACGTCGAGGAGTAGTCGCGTTAGTGCTTTACTTTCGCGGTAATCGTAAGTACCTTATATAAACCGCGCCGCCTACGGGCGCGGATAACTTAGAAAGCAGAAAGGAGACAGATATGTCTGATATATTTGACGAGCACGACCTTCAGTATCGTGTATTCCGACCGCACTTCGAGTCGTTAGGATTCAGCAGCAGCCTTGCTGGTAAATTACACGACTTCATGGAAGAAGCCCACGCTGAGTTGCGTACGATAGGTAGTTCGATACCTGCCGAGACACTCGCAGCGTACCCCGAGATCGTTAGCCTAGCCATTACCTACGGTAAGTGGCACCCCCGCTCGACTCCTATCGACGAGAATACCACGCATTACTCGCCAGAAGAATACGAGGATTACAAAGCTCGTACCAGATTGCTCGACCAGTGGTTACTCGAAGAGCGAGTCGAGGATCATGTGAGCGTTAAGCGAGTCAGGAGCATTGACAGCTACCGCGACGAGCTTGCAGGTGAGATGGCAGCGTACCCGATATACCCGATTACGTTCGCCGACGAGGTCGACGATGACCGTAACATTGCGGATTATGCAGATGCCTAGACGTTATAAACCACTACCTCGGAGTCGGGCGAAAGCCCGACCTTTCCGACCATTGACTCTGACTATGCGTGTCGACGACCACCGAGAAAAATACCCTTCTCGATTACCGAAGACCGACTGTACTCAGAAACCAGATACGCGACCGACGACTCGTGCGACGATCGCCCCCGCCTATAACAAAGGCGCTTACCAAGTGATACCCGACTCGGATATTAAACATATCGGGAGATGATATGAAGTATTACATAAGCCCCTTTCGTAATGCTCTTTTAGTGCTTTACTTTCGCGGTACTCCTAGCTACCCTTACTATAGGCGCGTACCCCGCGCCTAGGATTTTTAACGATAGAAAGGAAGAAAGTATGGATACGAAAGAAGCGATGAAGATCGTAGCCGAGCAAGTAATTGTGAAAGGCGACGAACGAATCGAAACAGCTCTACAAACAGTAGAGAACACACTGGGCTTAGAACCAGTAATTAGCCACGGTGGTGGACAGCCGTTCCACTACATAGAAAAGCAAATCGATTTTCTAGAATATTTCTTAGACGACAGTAACTGGGAACCACTAAGTTATAGCGAGTCTACCGAAATACAACATTTCAAGAAAGACGCTTACCAGATTAACTTGTACGAGTTAGCCGATTACGAAAAGTTCTACGAAAGATTGTCTAACGACTCACGGGTCGCAGACCTCTACGAGAGTAGACCCCACCCAAGACTTGTTAATAAGGTTTGGTTATTTACGGTAGGCGAAACGGCTTACCAAATAGACGTATGGCCATACAGTGACGTAACGCCTTACCAGATACGACGGTGGAGTTTAGCCGATTACGGTTGCTAATTTACCCGCGCCCCGAAAGGGGCGCATTCATTTAGAAAGGAGAATAGAATGATCGATTACAACAAACTTTACGACATGGCTCGAGAAAAGTTTTACGACCGCTTACAAACTAAAGATAGTTTTGCAATGTGGGCGCAAAAACATACAGCGATAGACCATGTTAATGGTGCACTCATAATACGAAAACCTATTAACGAAACCCATAACGGGGAGATAGAGTTCCACGATGAGTATTCGTTTTTAGCAACAGATGGCGATAATGAGGGCACCGATTCATCGGATTTCGAAGCACTGCTATTTACAGCGTTAGACGCCAGAGAGGGTCGTTCTGAGACAGAGGAGATCGTATGACTAACGTATTAGCGATACGCACCGACGGGTTTACGCATAGAAAGGAGAATAGAATGATTAAGGATCTTTTCCAAACCCTCGATAAAGTAGAGACACTGATATCAGCTAGTGGTGTTCGAGAACGACAAGAGTTTTTCGACTTCACCTACACCTTTTACCCAGAAGATATAGTCCCCGACTTGTTAGAAAAGGACGGGGAGTTCGTGCGACCTAACCTGCACTTGTTAGGATACACCCTAGTCCGAAAAGGACAGGAGTTCGATCAGGGAGCGATAGTCATTTGGTTACATACAAATGAGACGGACGGTAAGGGGTTGTTAATTATGAGGGGTGCGCAATACAAAGCATTGCCCGACGCCGTAAAACCACACGTGCTGGAACATTTTATACCCCTGATCGGAGACGACGACATTTATGTCTGGACGTTAGTCAGTAACCTAGACGGGCCTCAGATTGAAGACGACCAATACGGAATAGCTACAGTTGACCCTGACTTAGGAATGGAATGGGTATTGACAGATCTGAGCGTGCTCGATCTTCTGTACTAAACACCCACTAACCGCGATTAGCCCACTTCGGTGGGCTTTTTTGTGCCTATTAGAAAGATTACTGATATTGTCTATTTGAAAAAAAAACTTTTTTTTATTTTTTTAACAAAAACGACTAATAAACTAATAGAAGTAATAGAGTGATGATGAAAGCCTCGTGGGACAAGGGACGGGGGCCGTGTTGAGTGTGACTGAAAAGTAATAGAATCTATTAGAACTATTAGTTCTAAAACAGAGAATAGAGTAGATAGGCCGCGAGCGAAATCTTTTCTTTCTTATAAAATATATTATTTTTAGAATATAGTAGTAGACCACAGACCCCTCGGATCCACTGCATGAAAGAACTACAGTACACTCCTATGCTCCCATCTGACGACGGCAACAACTTCGTTGACCCCGATGGTAAGACATGGCATCCGCTAAACCCGAAGCAAAAGAAGTTCGCTCGAGAGTATCTGAAAGGCCAAAACGCTACCGAAGCAGCTGTCAAAGCTGGTTATACGAAGAACAGAGCAGCTGCAAAGAGACAAGGCAGTGTGTTACTCAATCACAACCCGTTACTCCGAAACTATCTGATCGACCAGGAAATCAAGGAGGCGGAGCGGGATAGAGTTTCCATGGAGGGCCACCTATCCGCGCTTCATGACTTGCGCGAGGAGGCACGCGACCAAGGCCAAATCAACGCGGCNATCACCGCAGAGATTCACCGAGGGAAGGTCGGTGGCCTTTACATCGATCGACGCGAAGTATTGACCGCGAAGATCGACTTACTATCCAAGGATCAGCTGATCGATCGACTCGGACAACTCATCACGAAACGTGTACCGCAAACGATCGAGGGACAGATTACGAATCGACTCGGATCGATCGACGGATCGACTGATCGATCGATCGACTACATAGAAAAATAGCAGGG